CTATACAAAAGATTGAGCGGAGAGCTCGTCGACGTTTACTGCTTCATGAATCGCCACTGGAAGTTCACGAAGCTTGACCCCGTCACAAGACACCTCGATCGTAGCAATGCCAGGTCCTAGAATCTCAAGAACCAGACCGTACTGGTAAATCACCGGCATGACACCTTCATGATGAGCATGTCCTGATCGAGCAACAACGGTCGCTTCTTTTCCTTGAATAATCGCCTTGATAAGGAACGCAGAGGAATGCGACTCATCAGATCCTTTAACAGCGAACTGAAACTCCGGCGTTGTTCCTGCATCAGCCTCTCGCCACTTGATCCTTGTAATGCAGTCGATCTTATGTTCGATGGGGAACTGCGCAACCTCGAAAGAATACGCATTGATTCCGCGTCCTGACCAGAGTCCAGGCGCGGGATAGTCTATCGCAGAATCGATACCAAGAACACAGTAATCCACTTTGTCTGATGTGGTGAGTATGTTGTTTTCGTACCACTCAGAAGCCTTTTCAGCATCCCAACTAGTCAACGTCGCCACAGACAAAGCAAAAGTTTCATAATTGATAACGGGCAAATCTTTTAGATCGCAGCCAAGTTCATTTAGCAATAGTTCAGCTGCTACCCAAGCGGTTCTCTTGTTACCTTCTTGAAAGTACTGCGTTGAAGCGATCGCATGGAAAAGTGCCCCGGCCTTGGCCCATGGCGTTCCGAATGGTTCGTGACCATAAACAGATGTCCAGGGTCTCGCGATCGCACCTTCAAGTCCATTGCGGTCTAGGACGACACCTGAGAAAAACTCCTTATTGATCTCAATCAACAAAGAGGCGTCGAACCCTTCAATCACTGTTTTGCGAGCCTATCCAACAGGTCCTTGCGCTTCGCGATGATGGCCTGAGCTTTTGACAACAAATCAGGCTCCTCCTTTTTCGCCTCGTTGGAAACTGCAATACGCGATCCATGAATGGTTGCGGACATGTGCAGACACTCCTTACCGTGACGAGACTTCGAAAGAAGTCAATCATGTCACAGGTGCCGGCTCTAGTAAATGACAGCAGTCACAAGGCCGAGCATTTCACAGGCTGACCGTGTTGCTTCAGTCTCTCCTATTTTCGAGCTAAGACAGATAGTGCGCCATCGCCTTCATGTGAAAGCGATGGCGGACCATCTATTCTGCTTCGTGTTTTCCGTTGCCCACTTCTTGCAACTTCTGTGCCACACCGGTTGGCTTCCACAGGCCATAATGCATAGCTACCGCAACTAGGAATGAACCGATGGCAGTCAAGAGGGCTGTCCCGAGGTTGTACACGGTTCCGGCCTGCAGCGCGGCCGCCAGCTCAGTGCACAAGCTGATCAGCACCGACAGTGCAGCAAGAAACACTGCCTTACGGCCCGGGTTGGTTTCGCGCTTGGTCACGAGTCCGACCAGGAGCGGGAAGACCACGGCCGCAAGCAGCGTGAAGATCTGGAACAGCGGGATGTGAAATTCAATCATGGTTAGTCTCCATTGTTGGTGTTGATGTAGCGCTGGAATCCGTGGATGGTCCAGCCTTCCGGGTCGCCGTCCAGCTTGAGCGGCACGCCCTTATTGGTCTTGTTGTAGAAGCCGCGGGCCTTGAGGAAGCGCTGCAGCTCGTACCAGAACCAGTAACCGTCGCTGCCATCGACCTTGAGCGGAGTGCCCTTAGGAACCCCGGCGCGGGCGTGCTGGGTCACCTTGTAGTAGCCATTAGCCTGCAGCCACTCCATGGCGTCCTTGATGGTGCGCTGGCGCCACTCGCCATCCCAGCGCCCGTTGTACCGAACACCGATCTTCATCGCTTCCATCAGGATCTGGAAAGCACCGACGGTGATCTTGCCGAAATCCTTGTCCAGGATCAGATCCTCATAATCTGTCGGGAAGACCGTGGACCCATCAGGCGGGGTCGAGTTCAGCTGCTTCTTCACCGGTTTAGGCTTGGGCTTTGGCTTCGACTCCGGCTTTGGCTTTGGCTTTGAAGATCCGGACGGCTTCGGCTTGGTGCTCGGCTTCTGGCCCCGCAGCACGGCCTGAGTCTGGGCGCGCATGTTGTCCATCGAGTAGCCGTTGATGTCGATCTTGCGGCCACGAGGCAGCGCATACTCCGAGTGGCCACAAACGAACGACGCATCATCCTCTTTGATGGCATCCAGCAGGCCAGCGTTGAGCTTCGGATACGCCTCGCGCTGCTCGTCAGTCCAGTCCGACGGGCCAGCGGCTTCAGCCTCGATACCGAAGAAGTATGTATTGCCGGTATACCCCTTCCAAGATCCGTACCCGGCGTGGTTCGCCCGGCCGGCCGCCACAACCACTGCCACGCCGCGGCGGTCCAGATACACATTGCACAGCGGGCCAGGCAGACCAGGGCGGCCGTAAGTGACCACGTTCAAGGACGGCCGGGACTTTGATCCCTTCGGGCCGGCCGTCCAGTGATCCATCACGCCCTTGGGATTGAACGAGGACGAACCGCGAGTGGACCATCCAGGCACGTACTCGACCTTCAGGCCGCGGGCTTCAAGGTGCCGGACGAGTGTAGTTACACGTGGCATGGCTAGTCTCCTTCTTCTTCACCGGATCCGGCCGCCACCGTGGCGGGGCCTTCATCGGAGGCGTGGTCGATCATGCGGCCGAAGCGCTTCACGTCCCAGTCCAAGGTCTGGTCATCGTCAGGGATGTCCGCGGCCGTAACGCTATTGCCGGCTTCGGGATCTTTGATGTCGCTCATGAGCGAGTCCTTCCGGGTATGGAAAAGCCCAGGCACGGTGTGTGCCTGGGCATGAGAAAAGCCACCGCGCAGGGTGGCTTAGGTTTCGGGGGCGTACTTCGTTTTCAGCTTGCCGACGTCTTCGACTAGCTTTGCTTGGGCGTTGTCAGACTCTTTGGCAATGACTATGTGCTGGTCTAGTTTCTCTGTAGTTTCGGCAAGTTTGTAAGCGGTCTCTTTCGAACTGTCTTCGATCCGCTTTACTGCGTCCTTGATAGACCCACCATGGTTCGGCGTGACCTCATGATGGATGCGCTCAGTCTTTTCCTCCAGAGTTAGGATCCGAGCGGACACTCCAGGAACCGCGTGCTGAATAATCTGGTTTGCCTTGTCGCGCTTTTCTGGTTTCCCGTTCCACTGGTCCAAGAACATCGCGAATTCTCGGAGTCTCGCCCAGATAACTTTCACCGGCTTCCACAGCAGGCTTCCCAGTAGGATCAGGGCGCAAGTCCAGAACATCCATCCGTTGGGCCCCCCGAGGAATTGAGGTATTGGTGGCAACTAGCACCACCGTATGCCTGTTTGCCCCCAAGAGGGCTTTGTCTTGTTCATAGCTTCCTTTCACGAGATAATTACCTAAGGAGGAACAAAATGGAAATGGTCACAGTGCCGCGTGATGCGCTTCGGGAGCTCTCGAAGTGGGCTTTCGCGGCTTCGTACTTCGACGGGATGATTTCTGAGAATGAGCTGGTTCAGCTTGCCGAACCAATTCGAGAATGCATTGCTGAAGTACGGCTCAGGAACGACGAGCGCGAGTCCTCAGACGCACCTTGGGAAGATTTTCCCCGAGGCTTTGCGGACGTTTAGAGGACCATGCACCCGGTACATTTCTTCGTGGAAGTCTGTGAAGACATCAATCGATCAACACTGCCCGAAGCTTCGGAATACCAACTTGCTCACGCCGCTGGCCGGCTCCGTCTTTTGTTCCTGGACAAGCAACCGCTCGTGCATCTGATCAATCGTGAACTTCGTTTGCCGCTGAGATTTCGTGTTTCTTCGAATGAGGCCGGCGATCTTTATCAAGATTTCGGTACCTCGATGGATTACAGCGCGGTCTATGCATTCGACGGGCCAGCACAGGAAGTTAGCTTCGATGGATTCCTTAAACGCAAAGCTGTGTCAGTTGAAGGTTTGAACTTTACAGTTCGAAATATCATCAAGTGCGTGGCACACGTCTATGGTGGCATTCATTACCTGCCGCCAGAGGACGATAATGAAGCCAAGCTCTACGCGGCATCGGAAAACCTGATTCTCGGTAATCGCAAGCTCCTCCTGCATGCGATTACCGACATCAGCAAAGTTTCGCTTGAAGCTCTTCAGCCGTTGCGTCAGGCGGCGCTCGCTTCACCATAGAATTCCTGCTTCTATTGAGCGATTCCGTATCGCGCCGCCAGCGAGTTCACGATGGCGCTACGTGTTGAAGCTACCGCCGGCCCCGAGAACTGCACCACGCGCTTGTATTCAATCGCTGCGCGGAAGTTGCCGCCAGATTTGAAGCCGAGCGTCAGGCCGTCACGGTTACCCGCAGCGAAATTACCGGTGGCTTCCTTCCCGTCAATACGCAACACCGTATTTGCCCCGTCGAGGCTCAGCAGGGCCACGTGCCAGCTCGTGTCCGAGGGAATATCCGGGCTCGGCGTAATCCAGGTCGAGCCGTTGTTCGCGGCCAGGGTGTCGCCGACGGTCGAGCGCATGATCGAACCAGGCGAAGCATTCAGATAACCATAGAGGATAGCTGCACCTGGCTCAGGATTGACCAGGCGGAACACGGCCGCGATGGTGTGCGGGGTCGTCCGCGAATACTGGATCCGCATCCGGTCATTCACGCCATCGAAGGAAACCGCCCGGCTTCCTCCGGAATCGATGACTGTCGGCACGCCCGCAGGGTCGGCGTTGAAGCTCGCTCCGCCGTTGAGCGACTGCCAGTTCGCTATCGGTCCCAACGGCAGTCCATCAGCTGCCCAGTCATACACCGCGTACTGCAGCGGCGAAGTGTAGAAAAGGTTCGCCTTGGGCAGGGTCGGGTCGCCGAAGCTGCCTTGAAACACCAGTGCTCGTGCGTTCGTCACTGTCCGATCCAATCTCTAGAGGTTGCGTAGTCATGCACCCGGTCACCGACGAGGGTGTGCACGGCTTTGGAATAGTGGGTGTTGTCGCCCAGGCCGTCGGCGCCGGGATCCATGATCGACGGCGGCAAGGTATCCGCCGCCATCTTCGACAGGTCTTCACTGGTGGGCGTGATGCCCAGATCGTAGATCGCCTGATTGACCAGGTACCCGCGCAGGTTGTAGTACCGGGTGGTGTAGTCCTGCTCAAGGTTGGTGTTGATCTGGAGGACGGTTGCGTAGTTCGCGGTGCCCGAAGTCCAGGACACTGCCGTGGTCACTGACATGATCAGGACTTGCTTGATGTCGCGGGAGAGCCAGTCATAGATCCGCTTGATGCCCTTGCGCACGTGGTCGGCTACCGTGGCATCGCCTCCCTTGACGTTGTAGGCGACATTGTTGTGGCCGATCATCAAGAAGAACGTGTCTGCGTCGTGCCCGGCGTAGTCGGATTTGAACTCTGTGCCAGACGGGACGGTGACCGCTGTCCCGGAGGTGCTTCGGGTGAAGGTGAACATCGTGTCCGAATCACTGCGCGTCAGCGTCCCGGGTACGCCGGCGAGCGAACCGCTGAAGGTGCGGGTCGTGCCTACAGGCCGCCAGCCGATAACTGTAGCCGTTGACACTTCGACCGGGCCGCTGGCCGGGATCTGCCCGCCAGTCACGGTCAACGGAACCTTGAACGCCCCAAGTCGGATTGCGAGCTCGTCCACGCAATACCCGGACAAGGCGAGGTTATTCACCGTCACGCCGGGCGAAAGCGCGGCGAAACGCGCCGGCCACGCATCTGATTGCGGACCGGGCGAGCCGCCAAAGAATCCCTCGGAGAGAGAGTCACCACCCATTGATGCTTTGTCCTTCTTGGATTTCGACAAGCCCGCGGCAGTGTTCGCGATGCTGAGCGCGTCGCCCCCGCCGCCGGAGCCGCCCGCGGACTTGTTGGTTACCAGGGTGCCGTCGTCTTTCACGGCCCACGAAATGTATCCGTCGATATCGGTGTGCAAGAACGCGTAGCCTGGCGCGATGACCGGCTGGAGGACGACGCCCTTGTTCTTCATGAGCATGGGCTGCTTCTCGAAGTTGAACGTGCCATCGACCAGGGTGCCGGCGGCAATGCTTGCTGTTTCGTCGGCCAGGGCCAGCGTGTAGTCCGTGCCGTTCATCCCCGCCGGGGTACGCGCTTCTACGCCTTCCAGCCAGTCAGAGAGGCCGACTAGTTGTTCGTCGCCCTTGGCATTCAGCCGGTCGAGCTCGTCCAGGATTTCTTGGAAGAGGCCCATGGCTGCGGCGTCGCCTGGTGCGCCCTTGAGATTCGCTATGACTACCCAAGCCATTTACGGCCTCCATTCATGCAGGTTCGACGTGTTTTTCTCGTCAAACGGGTCAGGGGTCGGCCCCGGCTCTTGTTCAAGCCACAGCAGCCAAGGCGTTGGATTGGCCGGCGGAGTCTGGGAGACCCAGACGATGCGGTTGTTCGGGTTGGCCCCGCCGCCTCCACCGCCAACGAGCTGGCCAATAGTGCCGCCGCTGGACGGGACCCGGATCTTCAGATCAATGTAGGAGGTCAGGGCCGCCGGCTGCCTCGCGGACGTGTCTGGTTGCTGCAGCCACAGGACCGAGAGCGTGTACCAGGCATCAAGTGCCATTTCGACGGTGGGTTCGAGGTTGATGCTGAATGACCCGTCGGCGGCGGGGATGACTTCCCGCGTGTTGTCCGGGATGACGTTGTCCGCCCCCACGCGGATGTTGCCCTGGTTCAAAGTGAATTGGATGACTCCTTCGCGGGTGTCCATCAACCCGCCGGTAATGTCTTTCAGGTTCCCGGTTACGAGTGCCACGGAGCCTCCTTGGGTATGAGAAAACCCACCGTGCTAGGCGGTGGGTTGAGTTGCTAGTTTGAGCTGTCCGTTGAGGACTGCGACTTTGAACAGTTCGGCGTCGAGGGCCTGCCGGTACTCCATGATGATGGAGTCTTTGATGGCCTCAGAGCGTCGTCGTTCGTTCAGTTCCGATTCCAGAATTTCGAGTCGTTGCTCGATTGTTACCTCTGGCTCCGGGTTTGGATCTGCCATTTTTCGGCTCCTTAGATTAATCTTTGGGTTATGCGCCCTAAATTCATATCGTTACTTGCTGTATCCGCTTTGGCCCTGGTTGGCTGCTCGTCCCCGGCCCCGTCTCCAGAAGCTACGGCAATAGCCGCACCTACCGCATCCACACCTACGGCGAGCGCTTCTCCGAAGCCGAGCACGTCGGTAAACCCGAACGCGCTGGTAGAGAAACAGTTTGCGGAAATAGCTTCGATGCGTGCACCTGTTCACGGAGTCACTGAGACGCTCAAAGAGAAGAGCGTAGCCAAGGCGCTTCATGATTACTGCGAAAAGGGAAAGTCGATAAAGCTTTCTGAAATGCAGCCATTCAATGAAAACCTGGAGTCGTCCGCCGATAAGGGTTACTGTGACAGGCTCAAGTAGCGCTCAGGCCGTGGAGCGGTAAAGCCGTTTGCTGGTCGGGTCCAGGTATAAGTTCGCCGGCGATGTAGTCGTCGGCAGCGTGTCCATATATAGTGCCGCGTGCATGAATCTCACTGCGCCTTCAAAGTAATTCGAGGTCTTCCAGCGAGTCAGACCAGATACTTCCAATTCTCCGTTGATCCACGTCTTGGGTGCGTTCAGGTCAATCCGCCCGTTGCTAGCCACGACTCGTGAAACGAGCGTTCCACCATAATTTAATTCCGCTTGAGTGGCATTCAGTATCACTGACGAAGTTAGAGACGAAGCAAGCCCAATGCTGTCTGGTCCTGTGGTGAATAGCCAGCCGGCGGGTGATTCGATTAGCTTGTTCGAATTCGGGTCAATCACGAAGTCGCCGAATGTCGCTTTGCCGGTTGGTTCGATCGTAGTTTCGCCTGACTTGAAAAGGCCACCAGTGGTGATCTCGAAATTACCGGCCACAGTCGTGTCTCCGGTGATATCCAGCAAACCTGTGATGGTGGTGTCACCGTTGATCGTGGTCACGCCGTCCAGGTTAGTCGGTCCGGTAACATCCAATTGGCCGGATATCGAAGTAACTCCGGTGACGTTCAATGGACCGGAGATGTTAGTGGTTCCGACGAGGTACGTTGTGCCGGTGACTTCCAGGGTGCCAGCAATGGTCGCGGTTCCCGTGACGTTCAGTGCTCCGTTCTCAATGAGCAGCACTGAACCGTCATAGAACCGCAACCGGCCACGGCCGACCGAGGCCGAAGCGAGCATCGTGTTTGTTTCCAAGCGCTTTAGGCGCCGGAAGATATCCGCGATGTTCGGATCGTTCAGATTGCGTTTAGCCATCTAGTCGCCTTCCCTCCCCTGGAACTCCAACTTCACTTCGGAGTCAGTCATTGAACCGGAATACTCCAAGAGTTCCCATTCGCCAGACCAGCCAGACAACAGCCACGGATCGTTGTCTGCCTTCCAGCGGACTGTAGATCCTAGGTAAAGGTCTCCAACGTTTGGCCTGTCTTTGGCGTTTATTTTCATGCTGATCTGTCGGATCGCCCCGTTGGTGGGAACCATCTCGCCGAGCGTGCGCCGGCGGAGAGTATCCGTGTTCTTCACGTCCTTGAACGACACTGAGCGTTCAAGCGCTAGGTACACGGATTCAGGGGTCTTGGCAGCGTGGACTTTCATATCCACTTCAGAACCCTCGCCTAGGCCGTAGACGATGTTGCCGATTCCCTGGCCTTCGACAGTGAAATCAAGATCGATGACGTTGTGCTCGGCCGCGTCCAGATCCCATTCAAGGAAACGGGTCTTGTTCGCGTTGGTTTCCATTACCCATTCGAGGGTGCCGTCGGCGGCCCAGCGGGGACGGAAGTCCAGATCCACACCGTTCTCTGAGTTCATGGCTTCATCTAATAGATCTTGGATGGTTTCCATGTCGTATCCGTAGACTCTGCGGTTGATAGTTCCCGAGGAGTCTGCCGGCAACACTATTGGAAGGTAGTAATCCGGAAGTGAGTCTTCGTTAGTGCCGAACTCGATGGCACGCTTAGCCAGTGTTCGGCTGTCCACTCCGTCGAAGTCGAGCTGGGATTGGGTGAGCAAGCTTGTCCGGTTATCCAACAAGAACCGCTTGCCAAAGATCCACCAGATGTCGTTCAGCGAAAGTGTTACCTGCTTTGATTTCCACGAATACTTAGCTGTCGTCACGAAACCGGCGAACTCGATCCGATTATCTGACTCTACGACGACCATAGTTTCCAATGGCCACGTAACAGCGCGGGTTACTGGCCCCAGCGAACCGTCATACCCAGCTTTCAGCGTCATTGATCCGCTGCGTCCAGCGTTCAACGCACGAGCCCACGAACCTGAAAGGGGCTCGATATCCGTGATCTTTGCCCACGATCCTGTATCAACGATACAAACCTTGTAAGGCACTTGCCCTCCTTAGATGTATGTGTCGTGAACGGTGACCCCAGCGGTTCCAGAACCAGTCGTGGCCGAAAGCGAGACGTTTGTGCGCAGTCCTGGAGTGATCGATCGGAAGTTCTGCGCACCAAATGCGCCCATGAACAATTCGCCGTTGATGTACAAGCGGCGGCGGCGGTAGTCAATCGTGTGAGTGACACCGGATGGAATTCCCATAGGAACCGATACCGACTGGCCACCGATGGTGACGGTGTAGCCGTCAGGCATGCTTCCTGAGACGGTGACGCTGGGCCACGCGTCGACCGTCCCGCGGTGAAATACCGTATCGGAGGCACCAGATGCCACAGACTTGTAACGGCGCTCCCCATATTTGAAGGAATCATGGAACTTTAATTCAAGATCGAACGTCAGCCACCGGCCCTTCACCGGGCCCGGCGTAATCCTCCCTCGGACTGCTTCAGCCGAAATGGTGAGGAAGTCGCTGGATACGACCACGAAACTTGCTGGCTGTTGAAGCAATGCGGTCAACAAACGTTTCGCTTCAATGGCCAACTGGTGGTTGCCCGCTATCAATCGACCCGACAGGGTGACCATTCTTGATCCGTAGTAAACGGGCACAGGATAGGACCCATGCCCGTTCACAACTTCAACGGTGTTGGACTTCTCGGGGGGTGTTTCGTCCCAACCCTCGATCTTGTTGACCTGCCACCACCCGTAACGGTCGTGACCGTGGAGCACCTGCCCATCAAGGGATACTTGCTTACCTGCCAAGACGAACCCCCTGCCCTGCGAATTTCTGGTTGACTCGGGACTCGAAGACTTTCCACGTTGCTTCTGGATCGTCTTGTTTCTCGATGGTCACGTTGAACGTGTGGCCGCCGGTCTCCACTGGCGCGGTGACTCCGTTGCTGGTTGGTACGCCAACTTCAGGGTCAATACCATTAGCGACCATCCAGGACACATCACCCAGCGTCGCCCCAAGCGAAGGCATAGACGTTTCGATGCCTTCTTCAAGGCCATCCATGATCCAACCACCGGCAGGAACCAGAAGGTTCAAGTCGTACTGCTTCGGACCCTTGTGGTCTGCGATCCACGTACCGATGCCACCAACGAAGTCCTTCACAGCGTTGAAGCCAGAAGTCAGGCCGTCGAGGAATCCCTGAAGAATTTGCTTACCAGCATCGAGCAGTAGGTTACCGAGGTTGCCCAGTGCTGACAGGATTCTTCCCGGCAGTTCCGTAAACCATTGAATGGCACCGTCGATGAAGCCTTGCACGCCGGAGCTGGCTGAATCCCAAACTCCGGTGAAGAAGTCGAGGATCCCTTGCCAGACACCGCCCCACCAGCTGGCGAACCCGTTGATGACACCGGTGATCCATGAGATGAATCCGCCCCATACTTGGGTCACCCATGCAACAACTGCGTCCCAGTTGGCGATCAGCAATAGGAGCGCACCGATTAGGAGCATTACTCCGACGATGATCCATGTAATCGGGTTGGCTAGCAGTGCAGCATTGAGTAGCCATTGCACACCGGTCCAGACCATGATTGCGGCTGATACCAAGCCAATGATCGCTGCCAGTGGCCCCAGGACGGGGGCGAACTGGACCAGAAGATTCAAGATCGGTTGCAGGACCGGCAGCATGTAGCCCATCATGTCGCCGAAGGCGGTCTGCATGCTGTTCTGGAAGGTCTGTAGTGCGGCGCCGGGCCCGTTCTGCAGTTCGTCTGTGACTCGCTGGGACGATCCGGCAAAGTCACCAAGACCAGTCTCCGCGCCTTTCAGCGAAGAGATGAAGCCCGGAATCTCCGAAGTGTTCAAGTCTTCCAAAGGTGTACCGAACAACGCTAGCGCCGCCTGCGCCTGTGCCACAGGATCTTTCACTGATTCGAGTCCGCCGATGATCTGTTGGAACGCTGCCGCGCCCTCGTCGCCACCCTTGAGTAGCGCCTCGGTCATCTTGTCCTGATCCAGGCCGAGCGTCGCGTACGCTCCGCCGGTGGCCTTGGACATGTCTGTGGCGCGGATGCCGAACTCTTTGATCGCGTCACCGGTCTTGTCGATACCGTACATGCCTTTTTCGGAGCCTTTGACGAGCAATGCCATTGCGTTCTCGCCACCGATGCCGAGCTGTTGGAATGCTGGCCCGTACTCGTCCACCGCATCCAGCAGATCCCCCCGTAATTCCTTGGGAACCTTCTGCATGCCCGTGGTGAGCAGGTCTAGCGCTTCGGTGCCGTCCTTCGCGAAACCAGTGGTGATCATCTGCCCGGCGACCTGGGCGGCTCGCCCCGCGTCCTGTTCGAACGCTGTCGCAAGGTCACTGACCTTAGCGGTCATGGCCACAAGCTCGTCTTCGGAGGCGGTTCGCATGCCTTCAATTGAGGTGACGACTGCGCCGGTCGTGGCAGTGACTTCGTCAATGCTGGCGCCGTACCCCTTGGCAAACAGCTTTCCTGCCGCGTTGCCGGCCTTCTGCGCTTCTTCGGACGCCGGATCCAAGGATGCTTTCAGGGCTCGAACAGCAGTGTCCTCACTGATGGCGCTGACCAGACCAGCCGCCAGAGCAGCGCCGGCAAGAGCACCACCAGCGAGGGCGGCCTTCTGCATCTTTGGTGACTTCAGGCTCTTCTGGAAGCCATCCAAGCCTTGCTCGGCCTTGGAAGTGTCCAAGCCTACGTAGCCGACCAGTTCACCGATGCTCAAAGCCATGTGCCCTCCTAAGGGTTATCGTCGGCGGGATGGCCTGCCATGTTGCTTCTGTTTTTCCGGAGGATAGATCTTCAAGCGAAGCCGTGAATGTTCGACAGCGAACAGGCCAGCTACACGGGTAATCAGCCACCGATACGAACGGGAACCGAGCACGCCGGACTCAATGTCGATGCTGTAGAACTGGTGCAAGTCCGCTTCAATCAGATTCCAGTGAGTGAACAGGTCAACCCACTGCAACCCGGAGTTGGGCGCTTTGCCGTCCGGGTACTCGTATCGTTCGCTTAGGCCCGTTTCCGGGTTGTACGCGCCGCGGCCGTACGGGTCCGGGTCGCCGTTCGGCGCGCCGACCTGTTCGGCGCTTGTGCTTTTCCCCCTGAAGCCCAGAACCGATCCGCGATTTCTTCACCCTGGGTGGCGTGCAGTAGGGCGTACATGGAAGCGATGCGCATGTGCTCGAACGTGAGCCCATCATCAACCATTTCTTCCCAGAGGCCGTCCGTAAGAACGTCACGAACCATGTCGTGTTCCTGCTGGTCGTTGAGAATCTGCATGTCGTCATCGTCAGGAACGAAGTCTTGTTCCTTCTGCTTCGCCTGCTGGGCTCGGAACGCCACGGACACGAAGCTGTTGAACGCTAGACCGACTTCAGCGGTCACTGCCGGCACATGGTAGGTTTTGCCGTTGATTGGCAGGTCATGGCCGGGCTTGATGATTTGGGAGAGGTCTTTGAGCTTACCCATGGTGTGCTCCTTGTCGAGGTTGACCGGTAGGCGTGCACCTCGACGCGACACGCCTACCGGAGATTGTTGGTGTTACGGGGTGACTGGGACAGTGAAGTCCACGAGAGCCCCGCGACCTGTGAGGGTTAGGGCTGCGGTGGTCAGGTCAGTCTTGGGGCCACCGTTCGCAACGAACGTGGAGTCCGCGACACCCTGGTCACCAGTGGTGGCGCCAACCTGCCAGAAGCGGACGTGCACGAGACCACCTTCGAGAACTTCGCGGGATGCTGCCCGTAATATCTCCTGCCCGGGGTCTGCGGCCATTCCAGCACGTGGGGTTTTCAGGGTTGCTTCACCAGTCCAGGAAATGCCGGTGGCGATCTGCGAAGTCCAATAAGTACCATCGAATTCACTGTCGTCTTCGAGGTTCTTTTCGGTCTGTGGCGGGGTGAACTCGGTAATACCGAAGACACGAGTCCAAGAGGTTGGTTCAGTACCGTCGGTGTACGGGGCCACTTCCATTGCCCAGTCTCCGAGCACGCCGGGGGTGATCGTCATGATCTAGTCCTTTCGATGTGTGCCAGACCGGGTGATCTGGGCGTAATAGTTTTGTGTGGCTTCTTGACGGTTGTTTCCGTCAGCAGGGAGGTTCGCCCCGCTGTTCCTGTAAACGCGCACGACCGGGGTTGTCCCCCACGTAGTGCGCTGCAGGTCGTGGAGAGCATCAAAGATCCGGTCCGTGGTGTCTTTGACGAACCGCTTGTCATTGCGCGGTCCGCGGATCCTAAACTGGATTCCTTGGACGCTGTCCGTATTGCCCGCATCCGAAACCGGGTACAAGGCGATAGCGATTGCACGGTCTGGATCCGCAGGTAACTGGTCAAAGCTGATAGCTACTTCAGTACTGGTGTAGATTCCAGACGTTCGGAATGTTCCGATACCCAAATCGTGGAGAAGTGTTGCGATGGCGGTCATGAAGTCGGTTTGGAACATCACAACTCCCCTCGCGCCACTTGGGCAATAATCTCGCCTACGGTGTCTTTCTCCGCGTTGAGAGCGTTCTCCAAGTACTTCGCTTCTCGCCCCTTATCGTGACGTAAGCTCATGTCCTCATGCTGAACCGCTGCATAAGGTGTGTCGTAGCTGATCGCCGCTCGAAGCTTGCCACCCTCATACGAGACAGAGCCACTGTTTTCCAGTGTTCCTTCCTCATGAGGGACACGCTTATTCGACTCTCCAAGGACATGTTCAGCACCAAGGACAAGCCCCTTCTCCAATGCGCCGGACAAGGCTTTGAAGACGTTGCTGTTTGGTTTGAAGGTGAAGGATCCAGCATTTCTAGCCATCAGGTCAACGCCACCTCAACGTGCGCGGGAAGATCCAGCAACCCTGGGTCAGCTAGACCGGCTTTGATGACGTAAGCGGTCCGGGTCGGCAGGATGACTTCTGATCCTGGGGTGTACAGCGACGCGGTGTCTGGTGGGCCGGTGAGAGTGGTTTCTGAGACGACTTCGGCACCGGCACCGTCACGGACCAGGGTGCGGGTTTCGTCAAGGAAGCACCGGACGCCAGTGGTTTCTTCCCACTTGTCACCCCAAGCGTCGGAGCCGATTAAGGTTCGGACGGTGACGGTTTTGTCGTAGAAGTCTTCTAGCTCGTCTGCAGAACTCATTTGCTTGGCCCCACTAACGCATAGTCGGACTTCTTGCCGAGTGGTTCACCTGGGGTTGGGGCAATACCGAGTAGCGCCTTGACCAACTTCTCTAAATCGACATACACGGTCATCGGTTCACCACCGTGCTGATTAGGCCAGCGTTGCGGAGGATTGAGAACGCCGAAGTGCAGAGCGCCCGTAGAGCGTCCACGCGGGCTTGCTTGGCCCGGGCTGCGTCCGCTGCATCATAGGAAACCGAAGCGCCCTTGATGCTCTTGGACGAAGCCACGCGCTTGCCGACCTCCACGAGCTCCCCGGTTGTAGGGTCCAGATCGTTGGCGGCCCAGAAGCTCACCTGCTCGCACGTCGCCTCCTTGAAGGCCGTGACGTGGTCGGTGCGTCTTGGCATCCAATCGAAATCCACCGGATAAACAGCCAGCATCGTCGCTTCCTCCACCAGAGCGGAAGCTGAGCGGAGAAGGGGCACCACGTTATCCGGTGGTGCCTGCCCGGTCCATTCCTGAACGTCCGCAGCTGTTGCATAGATACGCATGATGCCCCTCCTTCGTTATGCCCAGGTCACAGTTCCATCGACACCCGGGGCGGTCGGCTCCACGGTGCCCGATGTTCCTGCTACGGATGCGGTGAGGATCGCACCGCTGGCGATAGATACGCGGTCTCCCACCTCGTAGGCTGTCGATGCAGCCCATGCAGTGATAACTCCGGCGGTCGAATGCCACTCGACAAGGTGCGCGGTCTCAGCCGCTTCCTGCACAGCCGGATCACTGGACACGAGACCAGCCAGCACAGGCCGGTTGCCCTCTGCAGCGTGAATCTCGGGTGATACGACGTTAGGACCGTGAGGGTTGCCGGCTTCGCCTTCCAGGCCAGCGTTGGTTGGCGGTAGGAAGTCGGTAGGCCGCGGATCCACAGCTGCATCACGGAGGGTGGTGCCGTCGAAAACTTCTCCTACTACTCGTGGGTCAGCTCCCATTAGTTGCCACCCCCTTCGGTGTTTTCAGAGTTGCCAGTGGTCTCGGCGTCCCATTCGGCCTTCTTCTCAGCCGCGGCGGCCAGCAGGGTCGAACGGTTCTTGCCGTCCGCCTCCGCCTGAATTACACGCTCGAACTCGCCAGCGGTCACGGGGTCGTGGCCTTCAGCTACGCCGAGGTAGGCCAGTACTTCGTCAACCGAATGCTTCGACGGGTCGAACGGACCGTCGCCGGAATTCTCGGTGGACTGTGTGCGAGAACCGGACACCTTGAAGCCGAGCTTCTTGAAGTACGCCTCATGGCCAGCAGACAGGGTCTCGTCAGTGGTCGCCACGCCGTCCTTGAAATCCAAGGTCAGTGGACCGTAAGTGTCAGTACCGGTGTATCCCTCTTGGGGGGACTTGATGGTTGTTGCCATGGTCGTTCCTTTCCGTAATGGGAGAGGCGGGACACCCGTAAGCGTCCCGCCTCTCACAAAGGGGGTTGGTTAGGCTGTTGCGACCTTGACGCCGCGAGCAACCGCGGCAGCCTTGGTAGCCTTCAGCGCGACACCGACCGGGCCCATCTCCACTTCGCCGGTCTTCACAGCACCAGCCTTGGTGAAGTCAGGCAACCAAGTCTCAACAAGCTGGCCGCCAGCGGTGGACACGCCGTGGAAGCCGTCCAAGCCGATACGCACCGCGTACAGGTCAGTGGCGCCAGCGGTCACAGGGATGATGTCCTGGTTGGTGCCGGCCTTCTTGCCCGCGTCGAACAGAAGCACGTTGCCGTAGCGCTCCAGGCTGGACTTGCCTGGGCCCGGCTCCTTGACGTACATCGAGGAGCGACGAGCTGCCGCACGGATCTTCGCCAGCGCCTTAGCGTTGGAGATCAGCAGGGTTGGATCGCCGTCGAGCAGGGCCAGCAGTTCGTCCAGTGCGTCAAGCACCTTGAAGCTGTTGTCCTCGTTCATGACTGCCGACCAGTCGAACGCGGTGTTGCCGGCGGCCACCTCAGTGGTGGATCCGGTCAGCGCCTTGGACAGGCCATCGAAGCTGTCTTCGTTCACGGCGGAGTCACCGTTGATCGCAGCATCCGAGAAGGTAGCCTTCGCAGCACGGATCTTCTGATCCATCTGCAACTGCACCTCACCAGTAGCAGCAGGGCCAACCTTAGCCAGAACACGGTCGATCTGGAACGAGCCGCCCAGGATCTTCAGGTCCGAGCTGTGGCGAGTGGTGGTCGCCTCGGTTGGGGTGTACTCGGTGTTCACCGCACGGAACTGGGCGTCACCCATGGTGGCCAGTCGGCGGTAAGAGTACGTCAGGGTAGCTCCGCCACCAGCTGGGTTCACAACGTCATCGAAAATGAGCTGGTCAAGCAGGGCGGAAGTACGGAATTCATCGATTACCGCAGTATCGACGTCGGTGGCGGCGTTCTGAGACGCCTGGGCAAGAGTTACGGGCATGGTGCCGTCCCTTTCTAGTTAGTGGCGTAGTGCTGGTTCAGGGCATCGCCCAGACCGGTGTTCTTCTTGGCCTTTTCGCCGGACCCGCCAGCGCCGTCGGCCGTGCTCGATCCCGCCACCCGGACGGACTTGAGCTTGGGATTGCTTTCAACCGCTTCCTTGATCGCCTTCTCAACGTCGGCGGTCTTGGTGTGGTCGATTTCCGCGATCTTCGCCAGGAAGGCGCGGGAGTCTAGGAGCGCGTCAGCGTCGGCACCGTGCTTGCCTGCGAGCTTGTAGACCGCGAGTTCGGTCTGTGCTTGCTTGGTGGCGGTGTCGCGTTCTGCGAGCTGTTTGGTGAGTCGTTCGGCGGTGGGCTTTTCGTCGCCCTTCGCCTCGGGGTTGATTGCCTTCTGGATTGCGGCGAGGGTCTTCGCGGCAACTCGTTCGTCGCCTTCGGCCTTGCGAAGGTCTGCGATCATCTTCTGCGCTGCAGGGGGCAGGGATTCGATCTTGCCGTCCCACTCTGCTGGCTTCTGTTCGCCCTGTTTCTTTGCTGGCTTCAGCTCGGTGCCAGTGCCCTGTTCACCGGCCTGTTCGCCACCAGCTTCGCCGGATTCACCGGCACCAGCTTCGCCGCCGGCGTTGGCGTTCATCTGCATGTCTCCCCATAGACCGCGGTTGAACTCGATTAAAGCTTCAACACCGCCTGGTGCGTATGGGTCGATACCGTGAATAGTCTTGGGTCGAGGCATGACAAATAACCCCTTTCATGGGTTCAAAGTGTCGGAGTAATTGGGTATGGTTCAGAGACTGTCTGACTCGCAGACAGATTCGAGAAATGGGGAAAATCTTGGAAGCAGGAGACTGGGTTTCGCTTGGAGCTGCTGTTGTTGCTGTCGTCGCGCTCATTTTCACATGGGCGCAGGCAAAGTCAGCTAGAGAACAGGCACATTCGGCCAAAGAACAAGTAGCACTTGGCAGGCGACAGACTGAGGTTCAGGAGAATCTCTACCGCGATCAGCAACAGCCATATGTATGGCTAGATTTCCGCTTAGACCCAGTTTCTTATTGGCTGGTCGATTTGGTGATGAAAAACGAAGGTCCAACTGTTGCCACAAACGTTCGTTTAGAAATTGACCCCCCGATCAAACGATCTCAGAAACTTCAGAAATGGACGCTAGAGGATCTGCCAGGTTTCAAAGATGGCTTCGCGTCATTCCCTCCAGGTCGCGAACTTCGGTGGAGCTTGGGAGCGCATACTGATATTTTCGATGAAAGGACTTTCACGAAACACACCATCACTGTGCACTGTGACGGACCATTTGGGCCAGTAGAACCTTTGACATACGTCTTGGACTATGCGGACGGTCGATTCATGGCAATTCGCGATGAGGGAAATCTCAAAGCTATCTCCGATGCCCTAAACAAAGGTGAAAATAGCTTGCTAAGTGCGATTAAGAACCTGAAGCCCTAAGTTTCAGCTGATCACCCGCTAACGGCTCTTGAGGTTCGTCCGGTAAGACAAATCCTTACGCCCATTAGCTTCGCGCCACGCATTGAATTCCTCTTGCTTAGCGCGAAGCTTCTGCCCAGCCAACGTAGACGCTGCAGGGTCCAAGTCCTTCATGAGGATCTTCTCCCGCTTCAGCCCACGAATACGGCGTTCATAGGCGCGTTGCTGCTGCCGTAGCTTGTCACCTTCAGGATTCGCGGTGACTCGCCCTGGGCCTTTGGTGATGCCGGGAAGGTACACCGAGTATGAGTGAGTGCAGCCAGGATGAAACAAGCCCTTGCCGGTGGCTTCACGCAACGACGCGACAACAGTCTTGCCGTCCTTCAGCTTCCCCGTGGTATTCCCTGTCAAGGAAAGCACCTTGCCCTCATAGGGTCGGCAGAGTTTGCACTCTTCGGGGCTGTCGGAAACGATGACGGTGTCCACGCCGTAGTGCAAGAGTCGGTCGCCGTGGCCCTCCCGGAGTGCTTGGGAGGTTGCGGTGCGGGTCGCCATCTCAGCGTATGCGCCCATCTCCCATTGCCGACCGGACTTGTCGGTGAAGCCTTTCACGCCTTGGCCGGCCAACGTCCGTAGCAGTCGGGCTGAGGCTTCGCGCCGGGTCACGTTACCGGTGCTCACCTCGGACGCGGCCTGCAGGGTCACACGGTTGAACACATCCATCGTCCACCGGCGCACGTTCAACCGCATCGAGCCAAGCGGTTCAATGGCAGACCGTGCAATCACCGTTTCAGCACCAGTGTTCGCGACCCTGCCAAACAAGTCCCCCTCGATACCGGCTTTCTCCGCATCATGCACCGCATAAGCAATGCCCCGGTTATAGGCCAGCCCGACGACCTGTTCAACAGCACCAGGGACATTGTGGTCTAGGTCGGCAAGGATCCGGTCCAACTGCCTCAGTAAGGCTCGTTGTTCCATGAGGCGGGTAGTCAACCAGTCCGGACTATCACCAGTGTTGGCGACAGCCCGGGCCAGTTTCTCCAAGATCAGAGATTCAGCAGCAACATAAATGTCACGCACCCGCTCAGCGAGGTCACGTGCTTCATTCGGTCGCATCGTCATTCTCTACCCCAAACTCTTCAGACAAGCCTTCACCGTTCATGCCTAGAATATCGGGGTCGGTCACAGATTCGAGTTGGTTTTCTGCTTTGATCCGCTCCACCTCTTCGAGGATCCACTTTTCGTCTTTGTCGGGGTTGACCATGCGAACACGGGTTTCGATGGACGCTGCCAGCGCAGTGCTTAGTAGCTGTGCGGTGCGGGCCAGTGCTTCAGGGTCGTCCTTCACGCCGTCGGCGAGTTCAACCTCAACTGGTTTGGTGAGGTCGTTACCCGAGTTGAACACATGGTTATCCACAGCTAACAGCTTTTTCACGATGGCTTCCAACACCGGGCGAACAGCACGACCCTTACGGCCCTGCGTCAACCCGGAACGGCGCTCCTTCGCGAACACCTCCGTCGCTGTAACAGCAACGTCGCCACCATCCCCGAACGTCTGCGCGCTATAGCCGGCGGACTTGATGATCTGATCCCAGATGATCTTGATCGTCTGCTCATGCTCCTGCACACGGATAGCAAACTGGATCTGCTCAATAGACATCTTGGAGTCGGCAGACGATCCAGGTGGCGCGTTCACACCAGAGTAGATTTCATCCTGCCCGAAACTGGCTCCGGCGCCGGGCCCGTTGTTGTTCAACAGTGAGTTAGGGACAACCAGCATGGCCTTACCCAGGCGAACATCACGCATCAGCGACGTGTACGCCTCGTCCAACGCATCAAAGAGCGGTTCTAGGCCGTCCAAGTCCGACCGGCCTAGGTACTGGCCTAGCGGGTCTTTCCGCCATGACCGGTTCGGTCCCATGTTGGGCCAGTGGAACACCGCCAAGCCTTCGGACTCGGTACTGATCTTGCCTTCTTCGTCCACTTCCAGACCAGCAGTCGAAGCGTGGTCATCGAGCGGGACGATCTGCCCCAGGTTCACTGGTGTGCCTTGGTACAGGCCGTGGAAGATCACGCCGATGCCATCAATGGTTTCGTGCCGTTCCAAATGCCGGTAGACGATCTGCCCCTCAGTCTTCACTACCCGCCAGAACGTGACAGCGACAAGGCGACCGAACCGGAATTCGGGCCATGCGGCGTCGTAGTCAACGTGGGTGAGGAATGGGTGGTCTTCTAGGTTCACGTCCCAGGTGATGCGGAGGAACGAACCTCCAAGCGCCGCGGTGGTCTCCGCGGCGTTCGCGAGTGCGTCGTGGAAGTCTGGGCCGGTGAGGTCTTCAATCCGGCCCTGCGTTTTCTCGTGGTCAACGGTCACGGTTGGTGGCTCGTTGAAAAGCAGGTCTGAGGATGCTTTGCACAGGTCTGCTGCTGCCGGCACGTGAAGCTTGCGCTCTGCCGGTTTCGTCAGGTCTGTGCGGGTGTCGCCCCAGAAGAATCGCTTCACTGCACCGATGACACCACGACGTACGTTGCCAGTCTGCTTGGTGTACACGGTGGTGAGGCTGTCGGTGTTGGATTCGTACCATGCGGCCCATTCGTTGAGTTTGGGTGTTATGGCGTCGAGTTGTTTTGGTGGCCACACGGTGTTGTTGGCTGGCAACGGCAAGACAGCCTCCTAAGCGGCTAGGGCGACATAAGGTCGCCAGTTGGTTTCAGTCGTGGTCAACGCGTACCGAGCGGCATCCAATGAGTGGTCAGCGACCTTCAACGGTTTGTCGTCGCCCTTCTCTGTCTGCTTCGGATCCCAGGAGTAAGACGGCGCTTCCTCAATCAGGCCTGTGCACCGGTCCGCGATCATCAGCTTGTTAGCCGACAACGCGGAAGCCATCGTACGGATCCCATACAACACGTTGTTGTCTGCGTCGATCAGGTTGCCAACACCGTCGTTCGCTAACTGAACTTTGAACGATGCGGCTGCAGGGTCAACGATCATCCACTCAGGCTGTGGTGAACCTAATGGGTGGTGGTCTGCGTTCATCCAGGCACGCATCCGACCCGATATTTCCGAGTCAGTGAGACGGCGTTGAGACTGTTTAGCGTCGTACCGCCATTCGTCCATGAAGTACAGGCTGTTGTCCACGCCTAGGCCTAGCATGACCGCGCTGGTGGCGTTTGTGGTGCCGTAGTCGATACCGACCGCGAGCGTGCGGGTCATCGGCGGGAGAGCATCCCAACCAATCACATGCTTCTTCGGATCCCACATGTCGTACACGGCGCCTTCGGCAGCAACCCAATGCCCGAGGATGAACCGCCGATACCAAAGCCCAGTGAATTCAGACTTGATCGACTCCACATATTCGGGCTCAAGGGATGGGTTGTCGTCAATGGTGAAGGACCAACGCCCCCACCCTTTCAACCCCGTGCTGATGCGGTCCAGGAACTTGCGCTTCAACCAGTGCGCCGGCGAATCCGGGTTAGTCGTACCGAAAAGCTGTGCACCACGAACGGACATGCGACCGAGCAACTGGGTGAAGAACTCTTCCGGCAGGGTGGTTACCTCGTCAACGATCACCCCAGCGACCGTCATGCCACGTAGGACTTTCTCCGCCTTAGCATCAGAAGCACCCATGATATGAACTGTGCGTCCAAGGATCTTCACCGTTGGTGCACCATAGTTCCCAACAACCTGATCAGCCAACCGGCCGAACAGGTCTGGGTTTTGCATTGGTGCGACCATGTTGCGCCACACTGAATCGCGGGTACGCCCAATCATGAGCAGTTCCCCACCACGGGGCGCGTTAGCCAGGAACAAGAACCACCGCAACAACGCAATGATCGTCTTCCCCGAACGAATCGCACCCTCAAGAATATTCACACGGTGGCTACTCGTCTGAAGAAAGTGCAGCTGCCTCCGGCTCACCGCCTCCGCCGGCTTCTCCAACGTCAGGATCGACAACAGGCATCGCCCCCAACTGCTCAGCAAGCTTCTCCAACATCGACTTACCAGCAGTCATACCGTTGTCATTATCCCGAGCATCAATCTCATGAGTAGTCTTCAAAGCGATCTGCACCGTCTGCACAAGGGTGCGACGATCAGCGGAAGGAATGAAGTCCAACGTGGTCGGGTACTCCGCGCCGCCCTCCCCACGCTTCAACGTTTGGAACGTGCCAGCTTCCAACACGTCCAACGTGGTCTCAGCCTGGCTGTACAACCTGGCGGCGATGTTCTGCCGGCGAAGCTTGTTATCAACCTGCACTGCTTCTACCGCGTGCGCGGTGCGTTCGTTCCGAACCGTTCGGATGCCACGTTTGGATGCCCATTCAGTGACTGTGCCTTTGGGGATTCCGAGTTGCTTCTCTACAACGGTTGGCCCGTCTGTTTCATACAGCTTGAGGGCTGCCTCGCGTTCGTCGTCGGTGTATCTACGTCGAGCCACATTCTCAGCCCTCCTTCCATTTGTCCGTTGCATGGGATGTAATAGGTTGCTTACTCACCTATGAGTTCTACTCTCACCGAAGGAGCACTATGAAGATCGAGTTCAACGAAGATGCCTTGCAGAATTTGCTTGCGCCTGCGATTGAGCAAGCTAACAGCCGTATCAACGCCCGCCTGACGACTGATATGTCGGTTGAAGATATTTCCGCTGTTATTCGTGAGGAACTGTCCGCGGCAGGTCTTGAACCTAATGAAGCTGGTGTCCAGGCGAAGGCGTCCGAACTTCATGAGTCTTTCAAGGGGGAAACCGATGCCGCTGATCCCTCTTGATAAGTGCCCGGTCTGTGATGGTTCAAGGCTTCGCAGAGTCAAGTCCAGTACACAGTCGCTGGTTGGTGGAGACCAGGATTGGTATTGCTTGGATTGTCGCCAGGTTGTAGCTGATGCTGGTCGTATCGAATAATTTGACGGCGGCTGGTCCGCTGTAGTTTCACATCAGCTGTGCCCCGTTGCGCCCACCCGGTGTGGCGGGGCACTGGTCTGTGCGTCGTGTTGTGTTGTCGGCTTGTCGGCCGCCGTCAAGTTTGTGTGGGGCAGGTAGGTCCACGTCTATACAGGGACGTGTTGCCAGTACTTCGGACACCGGATGATGATCTACCTTCACTCTGCGGTCGCATGTCTGATGCGCCGTAGTTGTGTTGACCCCTCGCGCCACCGGCAGGATTCGAACCTGCATCATCCGGTTTTGGAGACCGGCGCTCTACCGTTGAGCTACGTTGACTGTTGGTCCGCTTCAATTCGGCGGGAAACCATGCCGACCCGTCCATGGGGCTGACGGGATTCTACTGGCCATGAGCAAACCAGTATCGTGCGACTGGCCGGGATTGAACCGGCGCGCCATGGCTCTACCGCTGAGCTACAGTCGCTCCCCCAGGCCTCGTGTTCCTTGGGGGCTATTCAGTTGTGACGAAGCCCCGCGGAGTGAGCTACTGCAACGCGGGGCTTCTCGCCAAGGGAGATGTGCTAACAAGACCTTGGCTGATTTTGGAGACACGAATGCCTAACCACCACTAACCATACCCGAACATTGCACTATTCCGCACTTTTGTAGTGCGATATAACGCCAGAATTATGCGGACAGCACTTTAGACAACCAGCCAAGCTGATCACCCTCCCACACTGCAGGGCACACACGGCACTGGGCCCGCCACTCGCCCGGAGGCAACAATGCTTCGTCCTCGCCCCAGCAGTACAGTACGAGTGCAACCTCATGCTCCGCCCCGTACAAGTAGGTTCCGCACGCTGGGCAAGGCTGGTGGATCTTCCTTGGTGGTTTCACCGGGTTCAGGTACGAACGAATACTGTTCGCCCAGGTTTCCAGTTTTCCTTCCAGGTGCTTCGCCCAGTCGTCGCGTTCTTCGGTTTCGAAAGATTGGATGATCGCCACGAGTGAGCCAGCATCCGAGCCGATGCGACTGTAATTGAGGTCGCGTGCTTCCCAGTCAATGTTCTGCCGAATACTGATCGCGCCAACGTCCACTGGCACTTTCTGTTCACTGGATGGGCCTGATGCTCCGCCGGCCCGGTCTGGTTGCGCTGCGCCTTCGATTTGGGCGAGTAACGATGACTGCATTCGCCCAGCGTAGTAGTGAGTGCGAGTCAGTTGGTGGACTAGTTCACGCATTGGTTCACCTTTCTGGATCTTTCATGCGAAGATTCTGGTAGCTAACAAGATTGGGGACATACGGTGGCATCATTCCGCTGCGGAAATTGCAATGAGCAGACACACTTCACGCCGGTAAATGTGGGTCAAACACTGGAACCGAAAGATGCATGGCAGAGCATGAAGATGCTTGCCCAGCAGGCCCTGGAATGCGACATGTGTAAGCTCCAGAGCATCGCATACACCATTTGCGACAGGACTTCATACCCTCCAGAGTCCCCTCACGAATGGAAACAGTTCTGGGAAAACCACGATCCATATAAGTACTCCCCAACTCCCTTAGATACTGCGGATTTCGAAAACGCGCCCGATCACATAAATGCGGCTGCAAAAGAAGCTCACCAAGTTTTTTCAATTGGCGCCTATCGCGCAACAGCAATTCTTTGCCGCGCAACCCTTGAAGCCATCTGCAAGGACAAAGAAGCTGAAGGCAAAGATCTCTTCAAAAAGATCGATGACCTTTACGATAAAGGCAAGATTCGTTTCATACTGAAGGAAACTGCCCATGTTCTACGTGCCATTGGCAACGATATGGCGCACGGCGACTTTGATTCTGAACTCGAAACGGAAGATGCTTCAGACATCCTGCATTTCCTAGATTCGATAATCAACGAGCTCTACGAGTCCCCAGCTCAGCTTGCTCGCATGCAAGCCAACATCAAATCACGCAAGGAAGCTTTGAAGGAATCCCAGTAATCTCTGCCCTCGCACAAGGTTCCAGGTGTTCCCATTCGAACCGGCCGTCATCGGTCCGGATGACGATGGTTGTTCCGCCGTCTCCGAGGTGCTTGACCTGGACCAGCTCGCGTTCGTATTCCAATTGCCTGGGGCCGGCTCCGGTGAACCTTACATGTTTCCCTCGATCAACTCCCGACAGGCGTTGAGCTTCTATTTGGGTTGGCATCAGGTTTCATCCTTGTTTTTCACAGGACAAGGTTTCTCCGCGGTCACTCTAACGACCATTGGCCGGTTCCTCCATTCCGAGTAGTTGCTTACCTTCTGCGTGCGGGCAGAGTTCGCCAGGCTTCAAGGACAGGTATCCGTGGGCTTGGCATCCTCCGTGGTGGTCGAACCAGCAGTCATCCATGTCCAGTAAGTCGCGCACAAGCTGACGTAACTGCGCTTCTCGTTCTTGCATGTGTTTGTCGAGGACCTCAGCAACATGAGCGCGGTGCAGGGTGTACAGCTGGTCTTCCGTCTCAGCGGTCACGACTTCACCGCACTTGCACCGCATCCTACTGGCTTCACTCCACGGCCGCTTCACCGTGTGCGCTTCGAGGATTTCCAACGGTGTCACCCTCGCCTCCTATGTTTCTGATTAGTAAAACCTGTGCATCGACCTGTATTGTTTTCCGAGTGCATCTCAGTCCAGATGCTGAACGAAGTACTCGATCCCTACAGGAGGAAGTCATGGGTTTCATTGGTTGGATTGTTTTAGGCCTTATTGCTGGTGCGATCGCTAAGGCGATCAAGCCAGGTGAGCAGGGTGGCGGCTGGCTCGCTACCCTACTGCTGGGTGTTGTTGGTGCTATTGTTGGTGGTTGGCTTGGATCCGCGATCTTCGGTGTCGGAGTGAACGAATTCTGGTCGCTTTCGACTTGGTTGCTGGCCATTGGCGGCTCGCTGATCGTCCTCATTATTTGGGGACTGGTCACTCGCAAGAGGGCGTAGTTTGCGCGACAGGACGGGGTCTTACCTTTCGAGGTGAGGCCCCGTTCCTTATGCTTAGGCACCATTCGCCCCCGGGCGGTAAAGCACACGGGCGGGGAGCTCAAGCACACCATCTTCGCCGTAGCAGTCGGCGTAGTATGCGCCATACTCAGATGCCACGTAGGTTCGCGTAGTTCCCGTTGCGTCAAGCACGATACTTCCGATTGGCAACCGGTCTAGCTCGACGCTGTTCACTACCGGCTGGGCGACAGCGAGGTAAGCGGTCACAGCACGGCGAGCGACTCTAGCGGACTGGGTTTTATCGAATCCGAGAACTTCACGGAACACCTCACGCGATGCCACTTCGAGCGCGTCCGAGTTTAGCGGGGTATCAGGCATTGTTGTCTCCGTTCTTGGTGGTGCGGGCTAGGTTGTCGGCGTAGGCTATAGCTTCGGTCCACGTGTCGAACTCGGCGACAGGCAATGACTCATGCCAGACGTGTGAATGCTTCTTGCCTGTAGTGACTTCGTAGCGATTGCTGCATGGACGAGTGTCGATCGGTTTGCTTCGATCCACGCCGTCTGACCATGTGCCGTCAGCGAGACGAAACGGCGGTTTGCGGAAGTGTTCTGGGCAATCCGGGTTAGGTTCGTACATTGATCCAGGTTCAGGCGTGCCGTAGTGCGTGTACCACTCCTCACGAGGCAACAGGAAACAGGTGCACTCATTCATTGACTCCTCGCTAGATATCGTTTGTCTTCTGCGCAGTAATCGCATGTGCATGTTTTTGCGTAGCGTTTAACGCGACATGGCGGGCATAGTCTCGGGTTGTCGCCCTTATGCCGCGAATGAAACTTGAACTTCATCAGGACAAGAATCTCCGGCTCCTCCGTGGCGTAACAGCCTTCGCATTGAAGCGTGTACCGTTTCTTGCCACGTTCATCCACTCGCTCACCAACGACACCGCGTGTGCATCCTGGGAGTGTTGGCAACAGCTCACCAAAAAGTGCTGGCTGCGTGCTCACGACTGGCCTACCTCGTGTGCTTGGAAAGTTTTCTCCACGCAATTGGCCAGGGGCTTCGACTCTGGATGTTCTGGCCCGTGATCCGCTGGCAGCGGGTGAAGCTCTTCGCAGACGAGCAGATCCCGTTCGAATTCAAACGGTGTGTTCAAGTCCCGTGAGAGCGTGAGGATCCGGTCAATGTTGTTGCGGACGGCGCCGCGCATAGCCGCGGTTTCGAGTGCTTCCCGGACCTCTTTGATGCTGTTCATGGTGTTCCCCACAGCGTCCGGGGAAACCTGATATTCCGCAATGCCGGCCACACGGGCCTCCGCGGATTGCATGCACCCGGTCAACAGCAGAACGCTGATGCCTAACACTGCCGGGGTGATACTTCGCTTGCTCATAAATTCCTCTCCCGCCCCTCCCGGAGCGTCCTTGTTAGCGATTTCAAGATTACCACGTCCCGCACTGTTCCGCACTAGGTGCACGCGAAACAGTGCGAGAAGTTTTCAGGCGCAAAAAACTCACTCCACGTCCGGACGAGCCCCAGCGATCAGCGCCGCAAAATCCAACAGCGTCATCGTCACATACTGATCAGCCGGATCCGCGGTCCCCCGACGCTTATGCACCACCACCCCCACCAAAGCGTCCTTGTTGCCGCGCTCCACCTCAGCCTCACGCAACCACGCAGGCAAAGCCATCGTCGCAACATCCTTGCACTCAATAGCCACAGGCTGGCCCCAAATACGAACCCCACGAATATCACCAAGATCCTTAGCGCCCGTCCGCACCTGCCGATCAATCCCGTCATCATCCACGGCCTTCGCCAGGAACTTCGCCACCGAACCCTCAAACCGGGTACCAGCAGCCTTGGCCGACTTCAAACTACGTCCCACAACTTTCCTTCCCTGAACCGCTCAGAATCGTTTCTAAGCGCATAAACCAATCTTGCACAACCACGCACACACCCAGCACCCTACGACACTACAGGCGGCGCCACCCTGCCCTTCCTGAAGTCCTCCCACCAATCCGGAGGACCCACACGCTGATGACGATCCCGACACCGAGACTCCGGAACATCATGCTCCACACAATGAACCTCCCGCGCCGGCCCCTGCCGCTCAACAAAAGCACCAACCCAATGAGGCCCAGACTGACCAATCACCGCCGGCGTACGATTCCGCACATCCCCAGCAGCACGAACAGCAGCCACCGCCAAAGCATCCACAGACCCACGACCACGCGCCATACCCAACGCATGAACAATCCCAGCAACATCCCAATCCTGACGGATCGACTTGATGAACGACGCCAACGCCTGCGCCTGATCAAGCGTCATCTGATTTTTTGGATTGATTTCATTCATCATTCCGTTTCCTCCCCCACGCGTTACGGACGTAACGACATGATGATTTCTAACCACGGATTCTTAAGAACTAAGGGATAACCACCTAACGTAAGTAGATAGGTAATGGTTACTGGTTACTGGTGCTTATGTTTTGCTTACCCGTTGCTTATAACTTTGCTTATGGTTTGCTTACGTTTGCTTATCGGGATTCATGCAATGCCAGCAGTCCTCATTGATCAAGTTCCGCTTCACATGCCACCGGTTATGCATCGCCAGTTTCCCTCCTTTCCCGCCAGCTGTACCGCGCTTCTCGGACAGCTCTTGGATCTGATCCGCACTTCGCTGATGCTCCAGGTAGTCATGCATCAGGAACAATTCTGGATCCCCTGTAGCCTCCACAAGTCCGCGCTTCACCAGTTCCTCCCCTACCTTCTTCCCGAACTGGTTCAGGTCAAGGTCGGAGATGCCCCCATCTGATTTGTCTTTGTTGCACAGCGCCAACAACGTGATATGCAGCCGAAAAGCCTTGTCGGATAAGTGTCTGATTTTCCGGTGATCCGGGTACTCATTCGTGAGAACAAAGTAAGGGCGTTTGTCCTCAAACTCGCTCACTGTAATCCCTCCATATTTGTTGTCGTGTCCAGTGCCAGGCACCGGTCGCGCACATGTAGTAATGAACTTTTGCGCTGTCGCCTTTGTAGTCGGCCACGAATGCGCGCATGGCCTCGGCTTGCTGTTTTGTTGGCGCCCATACCTTCCCGCATTGGCACCGAGGCAGTAGCGTCATGCTTCCTCGAATCGCCATTCGCTCCTTGCCGGCACGCGATTCTTACCTTGGCATTTGGCGCAGACTGCATAACCGTAGGCTGGACATTCATCGCTTGCTGGGCCTCCACCGCCTTCGGAGTGCATCCCACGCTTGCCGCACCACCCACAAGGCACTGGACCATGTCGCTCGGGCCCGGTGTATCCGGTGAACGGCGGCTTAGACACATGCTCGTGAGCCAACACATGGGAAGGACGACCTAACCCAGTAATTATCGGAGACCACCAATCACAGGTTGTGCAGTAGATGCGTTCGTACCAGTCGCCAACGCAATGGCAGTCATCAAAGACCAAACCATCGTTTGCGAATCCTCCAGGCAGTGTGTGAACGCATCGCAAGTCCGAAATGTAGATGTTTGCTTCGTGCCCTTCCCCAACGAAAGTCTCTCCCCAGATGGCCCTATGGAATCCGTGAAATCCAGAACAGGCGACTGTTCCGCCTTGCGATTCTCGGTACTCACGCCACGCTTTGGCGTAATCATGCAAGGCCTGAATATCAGTCACATCGAGCATCAGACCGTTCCTCAACCCGCCGCTTTGGATGCGTTGTTCCAACTCAACTTCTGCAATTGCCCCGAAGATATCTAGCTGCCCTTGGGTGGTCATCGCCTTGACCCCTTCGATTTCAGTACCGCTTGTGCGCGGTCAATTTCTTCTGATGTGAGACGGTCAAATACTGACTGGTCTCCCGCATGGCAACCGCATTCTTTCTTGGTTGCGCAAACTTGGAATGGAGTCCAGCAGCAGGACTTCTTGCAGGCGCTCACGATGCTTCCTCCAGCCAGCCGTCGGCCTTCACGAAGCGTTTGCAGTCCTTGCAGTAATACTCGCCGGAGCGCCCGTGGCCGTTGTTCTCCAAACCGCACCGGCCACATTCACGAACAAACTTCGTTTCAATAACCTGGATGGGTTCCGGGTCCAGCACAGGCGACTCGGCAACCACCACAAGGGATGCCCCACCCACACCAGGAATGTCCGCACCCGAACGAAGTTCAACCTTCGGCTCCCCAACGGTGATGCAACGGTGCCGGCGTGCCACCTTCGGCAGATCGTCGATAGCTTCCGCAATCAGATCCTCCGGCGACATGGTTGCGTCGATGACAGGCCATACAGCTTGAAAGACGCTCATGCTGCCAACCCCGCGATCTTGTCTGGCCGGAAACCAGACCAGTGATCGTCATCAGTGACCACTACCGGCGCCTGAAAATACCCGAGCCCCTTCACCAGTTCCAGAGCTTCCAAGTCCTGCGACATGTCGATCTTCTCGAACGGGATTCCCTTCTTGTTCAATGCGTTGTAAGTGGCGTTGCACTGCACGCACGAAGGCTTCGTATAAACCTTCACCATGATGTTTCCTCCTGTTTTTGAGTGCACAAAAGGCAGCACTACGCCCCCAAACAGTAGGGCTGCCTCTCGTACGTGTTTAGTTAGTCGCGGTAGATAGTCACCGTGTTGCCGGTAACCACCCCGCCGAATGGTGAAGGCTGGCCATCAGCCAACACCAGCTTTTGCAAATCAGTCAGACCCGCAACCTTTGCCGGATCGAGAACAACAGTGGTCTGCGAGAAACCTTGCTTCCGCGAAACAATCGCGTCGCGGATCCCCAAGATGCTCCCGTAAGCCTGATCGTGAAGGTGGTAGGACTGCTTGTCCCCGAACCCGGGAACAACGACCTGCTTAGAACGGTGGCTCATCGTTGCCTGGCCCATTCCATCCACCTCCCTGCGGAGCGGACTGCTGCGGGGCTTGCTGTTGCCAAGGGTCACCCTGCTGTGGCTGCTGGTTGTACCCGCCACCCTGCGGAGCGTTATTGAAGCCACCGGAGCGCTGAGTGCGAGTGACCTTGGCCGAAGCGAACTTCAACGAAGGGCCAATCTCCTCAATCTCCAACTCCATGACGGTTCGGCGTTCGCCTTCCTTCGTGTCAAAAGATCGGGCCTTCAAACGACCCTGGGCAATAACCCGCATGCCCTTCGTCAAAGTCTCGGCAACGTTCTCCGCGGCTTCCTTCCACACGCTCGCCCGAAGGAACAAGCCTTCTCCGTCCTTCCACTCGTTCGACTGCCGGTCAAAAGTCCGCGGAGTGGAAGCGATCGTGAAGTTCGCAACCGCCGAACCCGCCGGAGTGAAACGCAACTCTGGATCCGCCGTGAGATTGCCAATCACGGTAATAACTGTCTCGCCTGCCATACCTAGGCCGCCTTTCGTTGTTGAGTAACCCGACCAAATTCGTTGTCGAGAATCGACCACTCACCAGTGGCCCTGTCGTAAATTGCAGTCTCTTCCGGGATCTGCCACCGCTGTAACTTCCACCCATACGCCCGAGCCTGCTGGGCCAAATCCGCGTTGGATTCGATCAGCCCGTTGACCTCGGAGCAGAGAACGATGATGTTCGCCGGCCGATCCAAAAGCTTCGACCCGCCGATGCCCCGGTTTGCCCGATGCTGGGGGATGTAGGTGTCCTCCCGTCCCAGACACCCGCACGGGCAATGCTGGTCCCGTGCCAGGTACTTCGCGAACTCCCTGCGGTTCACAGCCCCTCACCTCGCCCAGCGACCCCATACATCGCCCGGACACTGGCACCAATCGACTGATACGCCCGAAGCTCAGACTCCAAAGCCTTCGCCAGCCTGTCCGCATACCGGTAAGAAGCATCAGCAACATCACGGGCGGCACGCTCCGTCTCCGTGGCCAGCTCCGCAGCGTACTTCTTCTCATGTGCTGCACCGTCATGGCCCATGTATGCCCGAGCGAAAGCCTGATCGTAGTTGCGATCAGCGTCGAGGAACGTTTCGTAACGGGTATTGCAGACTGACGCGGAGTTCGCGATCCGGGCGCTAATGTCCCGGATCCGCGATTCCACATTCACGGGGTTGAGAGTATCCAGGCTCATGCTGTTGCCTTGGACAAATGCCGGCGAACGTCCCTAACCGCACGGTCAACAGCCTCGGAGGTGTCGATCAAGACACTGTAGGAAACATAGTCACCTTGTTCCCCGACAGCAGCGAACTCATTGGCAACTACGCTGATAGACCAGTCCTTGCCGTTTTTAGCAAAGAAGGGGGACCCCAGATGCAAATCGATCTGCAATGAACCGCCCTGCAACTGATCAACCAACGGACGCAACTGTTCCTCGGCATACTGAGCCAGCTCAAACGTCGATGAAGAATCAGTAGCCCGGATCATGCTGCCTCACCCTCAATCATCAACAGCTCCGCAGTCTGGATAACCCCGCCAGCAACAAGCTTCGCCAGCTTCTCGTCAGCATCCTTCTCCGGCTTCGCCGACGCATACGACGTACCAGTCACCGAACCAATACCCGGCACCAGCTCACCGTCATCAGTCACCGCAACACCATTCGCCGCAGCCTGATCCAGCAACGACTTCACGAACCATTCCTTCGGCGACGGGATCATCTCGATCTTGTCTGGGTGGTTCTCCTGGATCCACTTCACCAAGGCGCCCTCGTCCAAAACCTTCCACGCCGTACGAGGCTTAGTGCGGGTAATCGCGCCCAGGGTGATCTTCTCGCCGTCCAACTCGAAGGAAACCGTCTTACGATCCCCTGGCTCCAACACGGTCTCCGCGTCAGCCTTCAACGACTTCTGCAAAGCACTGACCTTCTTCGACAGCATGTCCGCTGCCATGAACTTCTGAATGTTGTCCACAATGACTCCTAAGCTGCAGTGAGTTCCGCAATCGCGGACTCGATCTGATCCATGATGTTTTGAGGTGCACCCGAGTTGTGCGCCCACTTCCGAAGAGCTTCAAGAGCCTTCTGATTGCCTCGTGCCTGACTGAACTGCTTCTGGAAAATCTCGATTGCAGATTCGCCCGGCGCCGGAACCGGATTCGCCGGCTGAGCCGAAACGTCCGGAGATTCAAACTCCCCGCGTTCCTTCTTCGCCTCCCACAAGTCGCCCTTGTGCCAAAGATCCAAGGCCGCGCCGAACCGCATACCCGCATTACGGAGAGCGTCGCCGATAGCTTCCTTGATCGCATTGGCACCGGTCTTACCCTGCGAATCTCCATAGCCGAGACGAGAAACCCCGCACACCGTCAACCGGATCCACAACCCCCCGTAGTTATCGAACTGGGGTAGACCAAACTGATCGAAAGACAACGGCTCCCAGTACCATCCCGGGTCCACCTGCAGAAGGCGGTCAGTCAATGCAGCGTGGCCAACGAAGTCCAGATGCATGGCCGGCAACCCGTGGTAGCCACCGCATTCCTGGCAATTGCCCTTCTGCGAATCTTTGCGGTAAGGCTTCGGCAGCTTGCCAATCGCGCCCGGCTCGAAAGGGTCACGCAGACGCTTCAACGCCTCGATGCGTTCCTGCTTTAAGTCCTCGCTCATGCCACACTTCCAATGAAGTCAGCAGCCACGAGGGTCCCGAAGAACAAGACACCGATCATCAGAACGAACATCGTGTCGCCGCGCTCCGTCAACCGAAGACCCTCAAATTGCTTCATGAACTTCTTCATGTACACTCCTAAATAACGAATGCTTTGGAACCGCCAAGTAGCAAAGCCTTCTGTCTGAGCCACGAAACTGAACAGTTTCGTGGTTTTTCTTTTCCCAAGATCTATGCCTGGTATTTGCTCCGATTCAGGAACCGCTCGATACTTGATTCCCGAACCTTCCACGTGCCCCCTCGGTTAGCCGAAGGAAACTTCAAACCGATCAACTCGCCGCGACGTAGCAACTTGCGCACTGTCTCTGGGTGGCTTCGCAACCGCTCACCGGTTTCTCGAACCGTGAGCAGAGGGTCGTTTGTCATGCCGCCCTCCCAATGGCAATAACGTTGATGCCCTGCCATATCCCGGTGACACCACCACGCCGCGATTTGTTGTGAGAAGGCCGGAAACCTACACGTTGGATCACTCCCCGGTTGGCCAGGGTGTGGAAGATACCGCCCCACTGGTTCGGGTGGTGAGGTTCCCTGAACCCTTCGCGAACATCATCAGAGGTGAATTCAGCGCCGGACCGGGCGAACTGCTCCACCCGCTCCAGAGCATCTTCGCGCCACCCGATATCTTCTAGTGCCATTGGTTGGGTCATGCTGCCACCGCCTTTAGTCGTCCAGCCCGCAAACCAGGGTCGCCATCAATCGCGATCGATTCCGGCTGGATTAGGATTCGTGAGTTTTGCACCATGCGCAGATGGAAAGTCAGATACGAGGCCGCCTCTTGAACCTGTTCATAGGTCATTCGCCGGCTGCCCGCTTCGTACCCGTCATAGGTGGAGCCACCAACGTCCATGGCCTTAGCCATGTCCTGGCCGGTAACGCCAGCCATCTGCCGAATGGTTCTAAGTGTGAGCCCGATGCGCTCACTGTCGTTGTCTACGGTTCGAGGCTTCGATGGCCTCCCGCACCTTTTTGCGTTCATGTATGCAAGGTTATGCGGGAAATTATTGCGTGTCAACGCAATAGAGTGCGGGAAAGTGCAAGGGTGTGCGTTTACCCAAGTCAGGTTGCATAAAAAAGTTGCGCGCTCACGCATAATCCTGCATAGAATGGATTACCCGCACCTCGAAATGTCGTATTTACCCGCGCAAATATTTAGGACTAGACATATCCCATGAGCTACACAGAAAAAGAACTTCAAAAGCGCATCGGCCAGTTAGTCACTGAGGTGCGCGTCAAGCAAGGCCTATCCCGCCCCAAGCTTGCAGAGAAGGCCGGCATCGGGCTACGTACCCTCCACGGATTCGAGCACGGCGAAACCTGGCCACAAGCCACCACCTTGAAAGCTATTTGCGACGCCTTGGGCTGGGACACCCATCTGATCGACCGAGCGCTCAAGTCCGGCAAGGCGCCAGCCGAAATAAGCGCCGACGACCTTGCCATAGACCCTTGGGCCAACGAGCGCCCCCGGTTCGTCTCCGACCTGACCGACGCCGAGCTCCTAAGCGAGCTCACCTACCGCATGAGACTGCGTGAAGAAGAGATAGAGCAGTTGCGCAAGACCGTCAACAAGGTCACGCCAATTCGCACGACCAGAGAATTTGACGAATCAATTCCCCACGCAGCGCACCCGCCATTACGCATGGAAACCAGCCAGTACGACAACCTTGGCGAAGACCCCCAGAGCTAACCTGTCGTACCCGACCTATATGGTTATCGCATGTTTGACCCCTGGACGATCATCGGCGCGAACCCGTGGATCGAAGTTCACCACGTTCGCATGCCTGATGGAAAACCTGGGGCCACGGACGGGCACCAAAGTATTTGGCTTGACGACCGCCTTACTGTAAGAGAACGACGCTGCGTTCTTACTCATGAGCTCGTGCATCTGCAGTACGGGCACGCTTCCTGCCAATCACCCAAGCACGAATGGAAAGTACGTAGGGAAACCGCCCATCTGCTGATACCTTGGCCTTCCTTGATCCGGGCATCAGCGGACCACATGAGCCTGTCAGACCTTGCAGACGACCTAAACGTCACATCCCAGCTTTTACAAGACCGGCTCCAAACAGTCAGCCCTCTAGAAGCCGCACTTCTCAAGGAGCGCGGGGCGACAATCGCCTTCGACGCAACCTGGTAAATACCCCCAAACCGTCAAGCGACTACTAAAGCGCGCCCAAAAACAGGAGACACCATGGCCACCGGAAGGATTAACGACCTCTGGCACCGAAAAGATCGAACCCGAACCCAACGATACGGAGCAGGGAAACGGTGGCAAGCCATATGGACCGATGGCGCCGGAGGCGAAACCAAAAAGTCGTTCGAATACAAGGACGCAGCCCAGGCGTGGCTTGACAGCAAAACTACCGACCACACGTTGAATCCGCACGGGCTCAAAGCCGACGTGCTGTTCAAGGACTTCTGGGCCAAGTGGCGCCAGCAGCAAACACACCAACGAGCCAGCTCGCTACGCATGATCGACTCCGCCGGCCGCAAAAGGATCCTGCCAACATTCGACGGGAAATACCTGACTGAGATCAAGCGTGAAGACATCCAGACAGCCATCAATGGGTGGGTGGTTGACGGCCTGGCAGCATCTACGGCGAGGCTCTACTACACCTATACTCGGCAGATGTTCAAGGAAGCAGTGTTCCAGCGGATCATCCGCGAATCTCCCTGCGTGAAAATCAGTCTCCCGCCAGTGGAAAGCAAGACCTTCCAATTCAGCAAGGAAACCCTCGAAAAGCTGATAAAAAACGTCCCGGAACCATACGCAACAGCGATGCGTGTCGGCGCCGCCACCGGGTTGCGCCCGAGCGAGCTCTTCGGACTGTCAAAGCAGGATATTGATTTCCCGAACAGCGTGATCCGGTTGACCCTCCAGGACACTAGCCGGCGCCATGGAGGCCTATCGCGAGGGCCCTTGAAAACGAAATCTTCGCGGCGGAGCGTGAGCTTCGGGCCGATACTTCGTGACACCCTGCTGAAGCTCTGCAACGCGGCCGGACCGGAAGGCAGGCTATTCCACGATGCTGGCGTAGTGCAGGTATGGAAGTACGAGGCAGTGTGGGTGAAAGCACGCAGGACTTTGCCGGAAATCGGGGCAGGATGGCACCAACTGCGCCACTACCACGCGAGCGTCCTGATCTCCCATGGATTCTCTCCGGTGGCTGTAGCGGCGCGCCTGGGTCATAAGGATGCAAATGAAACTCTGCGGACTTACGCGCATATGTGGGACAACGACGGGTCTGCAATGGCAGCTGTTGCAGATACAGTTGTGGCGGCCTAG